ATTGTTCTTAGGTTTTTTTGATATAAATATTCTATTGTGTGCGATGCGCAGTTCAATACTGTAGAATTGTTGTTTAACAACGTTTTTTGTTATTAAAACAACTTGAGATTGTGTTATTTTTAGAATTTTTTGTAGGCTTTTTTTAAATCTACAAGAGGATGTTTAGGGGACATTTGAAATTTTACTAAAAGTTCTCTTGCTATCATATCTCTATCTTGCTGATTGTTAGGTAATTTTATTTTTTTTGGAATAGTAACCCAACCATTTGCATTTCTACAAAAAACAGCAGGACGGTTTTCCTCGTAACCCATATGAACATCTTCTAACCAATTAAGATCGTCCCAACCCATATATTCAACATATTTTTTTAGAAAGGGAGTAATTTTTTTATAATCAGGCAACATGTTAACATCATATCTGTACCCGATATGTTGACCGATCATTTTTTCTCTAGTAGTCTCTTTAGAGGTTCCTAATTTTGTTTTTTTTTCTTTTTTATTTTTAATTTTTTTCTTATTTTTCTTAGCCATAATTAATCCTTATATTTTATGGAAGTTATCAACACCAACAGTGTGATTAGTTCCAGATAGAGGCACTTTTGCTAAAGCAGAAGCTTCCATAGTTAATGCAGCTAAATCTTCTGGCTCTAACGAGTGAATGTTAGTTTTTCCACAAGCTCTAGCTAGAAGTTGAGCTTCTAAAGTCATTGCATGTAAATAATTATAAACTCTTAATGCAGCATCATCAGGATTTAATCTTTTTCTTAAAATTGGGTCTTGAGTTGCAACACCAACTGGATTATTTAAAAATACATCCACGTTTGTCTTTGCTCTAGCAATATTACCTTCAGCGTGTTTTCTTACTGCGTCTAATATTTTCTGTTTCATTAATGATATGTTACCTCTTCTGGTTGATATTTACTTCTTAACTTCTTCCACACTCCGTGCCAAAAGTTCTTTGACCATTTTGTTTCTGACCTGTCTAATGCTTTTTCTGCTTGTTTAATCAGTTTATCAGCACATCTAGGACAAGCGTATAAATGAGTATTCATAAGTACCATAATATCACTTTTTAACATCTTTGTCAATGGTCGTATTCGTTGGTGGATGTATTTTTACATCTTTACAAATATACTCTATACCTTCTTTTAATGCTCTACTAACTTTACACTCATAACCAGTTATACGTGATAATACCATATCGTTAGTTGTTGGTAAATCAGCTAAACTTAATGTAAAATCTGCACCTGTTTTTATTATAGACATAACTTTATATTCAGAATATGTACCAGCACTTGTTGCTAAAAACGCTGGTGCTGTTGCTCCACACGCATTTAAAAGTAATAGTGATAATAGTATTGCTATATTTCTCATTTCTTAACTCCCGATTCTAAATAAGGTTTATCCTTTGGTTCATTCCATTCCATTATCTGGTCTAGTTTGATTCTTATCTCATCTGGATCTAAACCTAATTTCATTAACTCTTCTGTACCCATTGCTTTAAAAAAGTCTTCATAATCTCTATTCTTTAAATCTCTTTTACCTAATTTACTAAAAAATGTTTTATAAAATCTTTGCTTATCTCGGAGACCTTGCGATATAGTTTTCGCTCTAGTCGCCTCCCTTTGCCAATTAATCTCTTTTTCTTTCTTCTTATTCTTCGCTTCATTTGCTAATTTTCTTTCCCTTATTGATATGTTAGCAGCAATCAATAACAATACTGCTAATGGGTCAAATACAAATATTAATACAATAATAATCCATCTAACTGCTTCATCAAAATGTTCTTTTGCTTCATCACCATATATTAGTTCTGCAATATATTTAAGAGGTCCTACATCTGCCTCTATCTTTAATTGTTCTAATTCTATATTACCTTTCTTTAATGTCAATTCTGCAATGTTATCCATTGCAACTCTTATTTCATTATTTAAAAAATCTCTTTCTTCTTTCTGCTTTTTTCTTTCTTTAAGACCTCTACTAACATATTCTTTATCTAGGTAGACTTCTAATGCTTTGTCTAATAAGTTTAATGTCTTTTCTGCTCTATCTATAACAACGTTTTCTTGTAAAATCTGTCTATCTATTAATGCTATGTGTACTGTATTATCACTACTAGGTCTTACTTGGTCTAGGTGTGCCTTGGATAAGAAACCAAAGATACCCATACTAGTTACAAATACTAACACAATAACAGACGTTGTTAAATATGCTTTTATTGTTGATGGTAGATTTGGATTTCTCCAATTATGATACAACCAACTGGCGGCAACTAACTTACCAACTTCTAATGAAGTACCCATAGCAATAATTGCTATCTTCGCACCTGCAAATAGAGTTGCTAGTCCTATAATACTATAAGCGGCAGCTATACCTGATATAGATATAGCACTTAATAGTACTATGAATATAAAAAGTAAACTCTTCATTTAAACTTACTCCTCTAACACTTGAGCAATTTTTGTCATCATATTGATAACTCTTTTATCATAATCTTCGGTAGTTGAAAACTTATCTAACGTAGCAATCAACTGTACTGAATCTAACAGTTCACCTTTTTCTAATAGTTTTGCTCTTAATGCTCTAAACTCTTTGTATGCTGGGTGTTCATTTAATATTCTTATATATTCTTGAACACTATTACACTTCGTTGTAAAAACTCTTACACGCCAAGGTGTGTCTTCACTCATACCGTGAGGTAATAAACCTTTATCTTTATTCCAAGTCTTAATTCCAAATAAGTTATTTGCTTCTATAGCAAATCTACTTGTACCCCAACCACTCTCTAAAGCAGCTTGTGCTGTCACCATTTGAATTGGTACTCTTTTATCTGGTGGAGTTTTCCAATTTAAATAATCAACACACTTATTGACTTCTATTATAAATTCTTTTTTATTTGTATATTCAAAACTAGGTTCGTGTAGTCCTAAATTTTCTGCCCAAATGGCGTGTTGTATTCTAGTTTCTTCCGTTGCTTTCTTAACTGCAATTGGATTTGGTGTAAATGTTCCCCAACCATATGCTAGTGAAGATACAAAAACAACTAATAAAATTGCTTTAATCCACCAATATGTTTTTCTGAAAGCACCTGAATATTTTTTTAAGTTCAGTTTCATTAAAACCTCGCTATCTGATATTCATATCCACCGATTGATGGATCATTTTTCCTTTGGACAAAACTTATCTTGTTCTGAAATTGTGCCATACGTTTGAATATCTTTTCTGCTTGTATTTCAGTAAAGTTATCATATATGTCTTTTGACCAATCTCCAGTATAATAAGTCATAGAGAATTCACCTTCTGCATTATCTATAAACTGTTGAATTTTGTCTGGAACCTTTAAAATTATTCTCTTTAAATAGTAGTCTAGTTCCTTTGTCTTTCTCACTTCTGCCATAATCTATTCCTTGTTTTATTTATATATCTAATCCGACTGCTTTCAGTTTTGGTCTAAAACTATAAAACGTGTCGTTATGATTTCCTGTATCACCTAAATTTGCCATTTGATACAGATGGATCATTTCGTGTGCCAACGTATCAACAAATTCTTTTTTATTACCATAAGACTTTAACATTTCTAATACAAAGTTTCTAGTTCCTTTGCCTATCTTATCATTTATTACAACTTGTCCTATGTAATTTCTTGGTTTATGTACCAACTCAATATCATTAAAGGGAGATAACTTATTATCAAACACGTGTTCATTAATAAGTTTAAAATACTTTTTGATATCCTTATATGTAGTTGTATATTTTAACATCTTCACAGCAGAAAGTTCCTTCTTTAACTTTCTTTTGATTTTCTGCCTTTTTGTAACTGTTTTTGTTCTTTTAGCCATTCTCTTTTTCTTTTTCTATCCCCTAATTCTAAAATAACAAATAAAATCATACTCCCAAGAATTACTATTACTAATTCTCTAGGAATATATTGATATATCCAATGTAAAACGTTAACTATATTTTCAATTACACTCATAGTCACTACCTTTTAAAAGAGCACATTTAAACTCTTTATCGTTTTTTTGTCTGATTTCACTAGCAATACTATCTAGTATATTTGGTAGGTGTTCTTGTAATACGCCACTAAATTCGTTTATCATAGCGTATACTATCCTATGTAGTTCTGCCTCCATTAAAGCAGTTGAATCTACACCGTTGCCGTCAAGGTTTTCCTTGATAACGTGTGCTATAACTGCTTTATTATAATCATTTGCATTAGCAATATTGGATAGACTAGTAAGTCCAAACCATATTACTAAATTCAATAGTATAATAAACATCACTTTTTTCATAATATATTCTCTCTTTCTATATTTATTGTTTATATGTATCTATTATACACATAAAAGAAAGGAAAGTCAAGCACTTAAAATCAAGTAAAACCAAGTCTTTTTGACTATATGTTCTTTTTTTGTTCTTCTTTTTGATACAATTCGTTCCATCTAAACGCTTCTTTTACTACAGAGTCGCTTAACCCTTTATATGCTCTATGTAATTCTTTATTCTTTACACTAAGCAATAATCTCGCTTCGTCCATATGTAATCCTTCTAACATTTGGATAAACATAGTTTCTTTTTGAGTTTTTGTAGTTTTAATATCTGCGCCTTTAATAAAATGCCACAAACGTTTTGCTTCAGTTTTAAGTGTTGTATGTTCAGTACCTTTCGGTGCTGGATTTTCCATATAAGGAGGTGTACCGTCTGGTAACTCCCACTCAATACTAGGATCAAATGATCCTTTTAAAAGCATCCTTAAAGATGGATGGTCATATTGTTTTAAGACCGTCAACTTTTTAGATTTATCTTTTGCGTTATTTACTCTAGTTAAGACTTCTGAAAATAGCAAGTCACCTGAACCAGCGGTGCTGGCCATTGCTTCCATAGAGGACTTACTTATTAATGATGGATGTTGTTTTGCTTCTTCTGCCATTTTATACTCCAATTTCTAATATTAATCATATATCTATTTATATAACTTATCTACCTGTTCCGCTGTTAATCTTCTCCCTATACTCCAAAATAGCGTCTTTTCTTTTGTAGTATCTATATTCTCTCTCATCCATTTATGTGCTTTACCTTCGTATATATCGTCAATAAAGCCATTACCAACATCTTCCCATATGGGTTTTGAATATGGATATGGTGTTTTGTACATTTCATAATCTTGAAACTTCTTAAAACCTGATTCAAGATTACTAAATTGATTTAAATACTCGTCAATCTTTTTACTACGGTCAACAAAGGTGACCCCTATAATTCTTTTTACTTTTTTCTTAAACTTCTCTATACCTTTTACTATACCTGCAAACTGTATACCACTACCTACTGAAATTACTATGTTATCTAACTCGTCAGGTATATTTTTAACTTGATTAGCAACACTATCAAATATTGATTCAGGATTCGTAGCAGCACTATTACCAAACTTGATTAACATATAACCTTTTTTAGATATTACTTTCTTTTTTAATCCACTATCTATTGCAACTGTATATCCGTGACCTGCAACGTTTTCAATATCAGCACCATAGTGTCTTGATAATCTTATCATATGGTGGGTGTCTATTGTTTTAGGTGTTGTACCACCTACACCTATAACACATTTAAAACCAAAGTCTTGAGCAACTGCCGCTATGATAGGTGCTTGTGGACTATTAACAGATGAACCTGTAACTACTCCACCGTTATATTTGTTTTTAATTTCATCTTTTAATTCTCTAAACAAGCAAATTGCCTGTCTTGTCTTACCTCCATTAACATTGTCTTTACCATATGGAGCATAATAATCATCCCTTTTGTAATAGATGTTGTTATGTATTTCTACTGGTGTTAAATCTGTTGTTTTCATTGTATATAAAAATATAGGCGACCCGAGAGTCGCCTACATCAATCGTATTGGTTACGATTCTATTACGCACTATAAGCGTATTCAGTACCGTATAGTTTTTGTATCCCAGCAGCTATAATAGCTTTTGTAGGAGTACCCAATCTATAAGATGTACCTGAAGATGATTTATTAATATAAATCATATGACCTTTTGAACGTAGTTTGTCAACCATCGCTCTTGGTGATATTAGGTCATATCTGTTTCTTAAATGTTTCCAAGAAACTGGTTCACCTTTCTCAAATAAGTTTAATACTTTTTGAGTTTTAGACAGTCTTTTTCTGCCTTTAGTTGCAACTGCAACTTTACTTTTTGAAAAAAACATAATGTTTCTTCCTCCTTTATTTTTGCTTTTTAAAGTCTGCATAGGACTATTCCTCTACGGAATTCTTTTTAAATGCTTCACAATTACCACTACCAATACAATCAAAAAATTTCTCCATTGCATTCAGTTCAGTTTTTGGTTTTGTACAACCCATAAAAGTTAGCATTATTAATATTATTAAACTATTTCTTATCATCATCACCGTTCAAATCCATATCAGACTCAAACATATCTGATCCATCTTGTAAATCATTTAACTCTTCTTTAAATTCTTTATTAAAAACATTTGGTCGTTTTGCTTTTGGCATAAAAGCTGAATAATCAATCCTGGCAGCGGATGCTTTACCCATTCTATTAAATTTTATCATTACCATTTTATCTGCCATTAATTGAGCAGCGTGTGCCATATCAAAATCTCTATAAATTAAACCTCTTATACAATCAATAACTAACGCAAGGTCTTTAGTAAATGATTGTTTTGAAGTCTTTAATCCCATATCATTAAATTTTCTTAATAAATCAAATCCAACTTCATCTACACTATGTTCAATAAACTCTCTAGTTTGTTGCTCTTTTAATCGTTTTGTAAATGGGGATTCTTGTGGTTTTGTAATTCTCTTTTTAATTCTATTTTCAGGAAATAAAATTAAATTATTTTTATCTTTATCTTTAGTCACGTGTAATCTCACCTTTATAATTCACTATTCCTTTATTATTAAAATATTCTATAAGTTGATTATATCCACCGACTAGTTCGCCATCTATTTTGATTTGAGGCATTGCTCTTACTTTTTTACCAATGTCCTTAATCATTTCGTCAACAGACGAAAATTCTTCTAATTTCTTTTCTGTATAAGTTAGACCAAGGCCTTTTATCAAGGCCTTTGCCTTTACACAGTATACACAATTTTGTTTTGTATATACTGTGATATCTTTAATTGCTAACTTCTTTATCATTGTTATCTTCCTCTTTCATAAGATTTTCAAATGATTTGTTAGCGTGATACTTTAAGTTATAAGCGTCTGTTGCTTGAGCAATTGTATAGTTGAACATTTTATTATATTCACCTAATGGCAATCTCAAACCGATCCAAGCTCTATAGTAACCGTTCTTTGTTAAGGTTACGTCTTGAGCAAAAATCTCATATCCTCTAACTGGTGTATCTTTAATAATATTGACCAATACAGATTCTACTTCACTAACAACTGTCTTACTGTTTGATTTTCCAATTTCAGTAATAAATTGTTTTGACTCTTTATTCATCTCCCCTTTGATAATGTCTGCTATTTCAGCTTTCGCTATCATTTTAGCTTTCTCAATTGCGAGATTCAAGTCTGGTGAAACGCTAGTACCAACTCCAAATATACATTGCTTTTCCTTCTCTTTACCGAATCGTGCTATATCACACGCTTCTTTTTCAGAAAAATCAGCCATATACCATTTTGGAACAGTATTAACTACTTTACCTTTTTCACTTTTGATTTTATAATTGCCTGCACAATTAGTCAATAATAGACCAAGTACTGCAACTGATAAAATCTTAATGTATTTGTTCATTAGTTTTTCACACTCCTTTGTACATTATATAACAGTTCTTGCAATAAGTCAATGCTAGATTGAGCATAACCCAAAAATTCTGTAGCACTTACTCCATATACAATAACTAATAGGAGAGCAATTATGATAATATTCTTTATCATTTCTTTACCTTCCATTCTCCGTCCTGATTTAAGCACACTTTTCCGAACGATTTAAAAGCGTGTTTTTTTCTACTGTAATATCTACAATACTCTGGTGTAGCTACATCACGGTAGTAAAACTGAGCAAACAACTCCCAATAACTAGGAGTGTCAATTCCTTTTCTTCCATCGGAGCAATATAACTCTTCTTCTTTAGATATCACTCCATCTTTTTCTTTAATTAATATTTTAACAAAACAATACTGTTCAGTATCATTTTTAACTTCTCTAACATTGTCATATAAAATTTTACCTGTTTCTAATTTTATAGTACTAGTTTTTTTAAATGCGTCTTTATTTAAATCACAATCAACACACGCTTGAGCACCGCTTACTGCATATGCACATAATAATAATACTATTAATATTGTTGTTGCTACAATTTTATCTGGATTTTGCATTATTGAAACCTCTTATCAGGAAAATATTTCATATAATAAGCATTTATTTCGTAAATATTCTTGTCTGTTGCTGATTCAACGTCAATATCAGCTCTTAATCCATCTGGTTTTTCTATCCAAGTTCCATCTGGCAACTGACAAGCAGTTCCAAAATTAACTTCTCTATTAACTCCACCAATACCTATCATTGGCCAACTATTTGTAATATCTGTAGTAGTGTCATAATCTTTACATTTAAGTGGTCCAATTGTAAATGACCTTGTTATGTGTATAATTCCACCATTACCTGTTTTTGAATTATACCAGTTCGTATATGAAGAACCATTTGGACTTGTATTCAAATGGTCTACAAATACGGCATTGTGTATATCTTTATCACTCTTATACATTAATTCTGCACCGACAAAAGCAGTACTGACAGCACACGTAGCAATCAAATAGGGATTATCTCCCAAGTACTCTAAACACATTGTTGTTCCTGTTGTTGATCCCAACACAGCACCCATATGTGACCTGTTAGCACAATTTGTTAGTAGTAAACTAACTAGTAAAATCCATATTATTCTTGCGTATCTCATTACATATTTTCTGACTATTAACACTCTTAACTATGTAATAGTCTTCGTTATTATCAATAACATAATTATTAAAACCCTTTTCCTGCCAGAACGTATGTGCTCTAGCAGTAATAGGTCTGAAATAATGTGTACCGTCATTGGCACTTGTACAAACAAAATCTCCGTATGCCATTATTTCACTCTTTTCTTTAATACCAAAGGTTTGCCCATTTTTGTATTACCAATGTGGCAAATCTCTTTTAATATACTTCTTAAATTTCTAGCAATCTTATATAAAAAATAAACCGCTAAAACTTTTAACCCTAGTAATAACCAAGGTTCAAGAGTATATGAAAAATTTACATATAAATCGTTCATTAGTTACTCCAGTTCAACATTTTTTTAAATTTCGCAATAGTACTAGCAATTTGGTTTTTACCATCTTCCCATTGTACTTTTTGAAATTCAATTGTAGTTGCTTTCTCATTAGCAAACCACGTATTTACTGCATTAATCTTATCTTCAACGGCTCCTGCATTAGCAGACGTTGATAGTATAATTAACACTAGTATTGACATTATAGTTTTCATAATATTCTCCTTCTATTAATGTACACTTACCTTTTTAAACGGTTCAATTCTATCTTTTGATTTATAAACCGTTTCCATTATTCCGTCATAGTCTGCACTAGGCATTACTGACTTCATAATTTTTAATGTTTGACCCAAAATTGTCATCTGAACCATTACTGGATCATTAACTTTTTCTGTTTCTATTCTTACCCATTCGTGAAAATCATCACAAACGGTTTGCATTGGGTCAAAAATTTCTTTAAACTTTGGCATATTATCTTTTATAACTTCTATTCTTTCTTCTACTTCTATAATATGAATCTTCTCCTCCGTCATCATCTTTTTCTGATTCAGAAGTTTCAAAACTCATTTGTTCAGCATATGTTCTGCCGAATACTGATTTATAGAAATGGTCTCTTGGACTTTCAGAAGAATAAGCAGTTATTAAACTGTCCCACTTAATATCGCAATCGTATAAACCTGGGTCTTTCTCATTTAGTTCTTTATGGTCTTTACAAAACTGCAATCTGTTTGTATGGATATCGTCTTCTTTTTCTTCTTGTGTTTTCTTGTCTGATAGTTCAATGTCTTTTTGTTTTGCAACATTAAACTCTTTGTAGATGTTCTCTTTATTGTATATCACCGTACTCATAATGTATATTCCTTTCTCAATTGTATTAATATTAACATAAATCGTTGCTAATGTCAATCCTTAAATTATGCTCTATTTTACTCGTTTTCCTGCATTTCCGACCCCCTAGCAAGAGCGCTGGTGAGCTTTTCCAACTACTTTGATAGTCTGCTATAGCGGGATTATTCATCTTTTTCATCTGTTATCTTGTCTATTCTATTCATTAGTCTTTTAGTTCTATTCAATAATCTATCAATTAACGTACTCATTTCATTTGATAAAATTATCATATAAACTAAACCTGCCATTGAAAAAATAAACAGGATTAACAATATCATTCCGTTTCCGTCCATATTATTTTCCTATTGCCATTTCGTTTTCCAATTGTAGCATTGTATCTATAATTGAATCTTCTGGTTCTGGTTTTACTAGTTTCATATACTTTTCGCCTCCTATTCTTTGTGTTAAATCTTTTTTTAATATATGTTGTTTTACTTCTTCTCTTTGGTCCTCATTACTTAAAAACTCTACTGGTTTCCAGTCTGTACCGTGAATAGATATATTCATATCATTTACATCATAGTAAAAATTCATTTTTTTGTATATAATCTTATTACTTACCATATATTTGCTGTTAAAATTAAAATAATCATTGTTGGCACAACTATTGTCATTGGCCAAAAATCTAATAATTCTAATATAAGTTTTTTTGTTTTCTTTTTCATTTTGTAACTGATAATTCTTTTATTGTTTGTTGTATTTTTTCCATATTAGGTTCCATTAAAGTGGATCCGTTTTCTTCACTATTGATTAATAAAACAATATAGTGTATTGCTTTATATAAATCTAATTTGTTTCTTCCGTCTTTTTTACCATATCTCATAAGGTATTTTATTGCATTTGATAAACTGAAATCTTTATCTATATCTAAATGTCTTAATATGTCTTGTACTTGGAAACCTTCTTTAGTAGTTGAATAATGTTTAGAATAAGTTGTCTTAATATATTCTAATACTTCTTTTAATATTTTATCTTCTTTATATTTCATTAGTCAGTATCTCCATTATTTAAATCTCTTAATGATTGTTGAACAGTTGTTAATTTTTCTTTTTTCTTCTCTTTACTTCCGTAATTATACGCAAGGAAAAACCCAACTATTGTTAAGGTCATTCCGATTGTAAATAATAATACTGCGTATCCGATTGTCATTGGTTTAATGCTACTTTCAAATCGTCAAGTGGTGATTCTTCTTTATCAACAACTTTACCGTCTGCTGTAACTATATCATTTTCTAAAGCGTATGTGTCTAACTCAACATCACCGTTTTCTATGGCATTTTCTAAACCGTCATAGTCATCATAAACAACTTTTGCAACATATTCAGTTTTATCTGAATCTGTATAATTGGCGTCTGTCATATAGGTTTCAACACCGTTTTTTTCTTCTGCTAAGTCTTTATTGATTTTACTATAATCAATTCCGCAATCACTTAATTTAGTGTCTGCTTCTTCTTGATTTTTAGCAAGACAATCTTGTTCTATGCATAAAGTATAATAAGTTTTCTTTCTGTATAGGTTTTTACCGATATCGTCTTTTCCGATATATTGGTCTGTTATATTACTCATATTGTTCCTCCGTTTCTTAATTGTTGTACTTGATTTTGTCTATCTGCAATTGTAAGGTCAATCCACTCTTCTATATTATCAGGAGAGTCTAGTCCTTCCATTGCAATGTTATAATTTGTTTCATTAAGTTTCTTTAAAGCAACTTCTTTAGTCATTTCACCGTCTAATAACTTGCTTTCAACTTTACTTAAAAATTCAGTTGCTTGGTCCCAAGCGAGATTTTTAGTTGCACTCATTAGTTTAGTCCTTTCATTTGTTCTACTTTTCTTTTTATTGGGTTTAATTTATATGTTAATTCTTTATTAAAATCTTTTCTGAAAGATTGTCTGTCATAAGATTGACCGTAATCATTAAACATTGATTTATTGTCTTCTGCAACATCACCGAATACTTGTTCGTATGTTTTATAATATTCATCTTGGTCTATCAATTCAACTTTAGTTACGTTTTGAAAGTTAACAGCAGGTTCTTTATAATTCCAATCACAATATTTAAGAATTTTCATCTTCATAGATTTTGTATTGAATTTGTCTTTGAATTTATATGGAACGTTTCTATAGATAGTTTCGTATGCATAAAAGAATTCTTGGTCATCTGGATCAATATATTCTCTTAAATAAACTACATTAAAAGTATAGTCAACGTCATTTAATTTTACTTGATTTGTTTTTTTCATAGTGTTTATTTTCATAGTATGTGTATACTATACAGGAGTTTTTCGGGAGAGTCAATAGTTAATTTACGTTGATTTTACTGACTTTTTAGAGATATTTGTTCTTGTTTTGTTCTAATTCCACAATTTCTTGACCCATTCTTGGTCTGAATCGTGTGGTAAAGGTCTTCCGTGAAATACTGCAACTTTCGCTTTTTCTTTCTTTTCAAACTTCCAACCTGACTTATGAAATCTAGGGTCTTTTCTACTATGCCATTTATAAGAATATGTCCATTCGTCTGGCATAACCTTTAAATTCTTACTATTTTTAACTAATTTGGACATTGCGTTTTGGTCACCTTGCAATTTCATTAAATTAGATTTATCTTCTAAAAACTTATTCCAAACTAATGTAGTTGCAACTTCATTATATATTTTCATAATACTTGAAATATACTCTTTCGTTGCTAGGTTGA